CAGTCTTACCCTTAGTATCTGGCTTCCAAGTAATTAACTGTTGGATTAAAGCCTTGACACCTTCTGAACCATCTTGCGATGGAAGTTCAATTAAGTTATCATCTTGATGTGTATTAGAACGCATAGTCCCAAACAGTCCTGACATAGCAGCCACACCAAAACCAGTATCCCATTTATTCCTACCAGTAAACTGGCTAGAGAATCTCACACCAGCCGAGGCAAGAAAGTTACGCAAGACTTCATCTAAAGCATAAGCCTTCTGATGAGCGTTAGTCTCAATACGTAGTTCTTGAGGATGATACTTACCAACCCAGTCCTCAATCAATCGTTGAATCTTCTGAGGAGTAGGCTCTTGCATATTCTCTACATCAAGGACGTAGCGTTTTCTTGTCTGACGGTCAACCGTCATAATAACAGCAGCGGTATTACCAGCCATCGCTGGGTCTAAGCCCATGATGGTGTACCACTGACCTTGCTCACTGGGATGACCAGGAGTTCCAGGCTTTAGAATCCCTCGTTTGCGCATCCTGTTGACTGAACCTTGGACACAAGCAGGGGGGAAAATAGAATCTTCCTGGACATCCTGCTGCTGATAAACAAGTGCCCAAGCAGAAGGAGAGACTTCTGAACGTCGGCGAAACAGTGCTGGCCCATTCCATTTAGGATAAAGTCCGTCCTCATCGGGAAGGATGTTATCTTCTGAACCTTCCCATGGGATATTAGACTTTGGCCAAAGGGTAGTCCATTTTTCTGGGTCATCGTTATACTCCAATACTGCTGGCATTGACATGTATGTAAACGGCGTCTTGCCACCCGTCCAGTGGTCGGGGTTACGAATCTCGCGGTATAAATCATTTGAGGCAATACGTGTGCCTACAATCAGCAACTTACCAGAATCACCTAGACGAGTAATTACATCTCGCTGCAACCACAACAGTTGCTTTTCCCATTCATGAGCGTTTGATGTAGTAACAACGTCGTCAAGAATGATAAGGTTAGAACGAGCACCAGTGATTTGACCACCCACACCAAGGGCCTGAACAGTCGGGTCCTTTTCAGTGGAGTCACGGCTGAGGTAGATACGGTCTGCTTTCCAGGTATCTGCATCCTCTTTCCATCCCCCAGTAGAGCCATAGACGGCCTGCATTTTAGCCCACCGCTCATGAGACAGGCGCTGCTTAATTGAGTATAAGTATTCTTTGGCGCGCTCTTGAGTCTTTGAGACGATGGTAATCTTGATGTTGGGGTCCATGGCAATGCGATAGACACAGTAGTTGACCGTGATAACGGTAGACTTGGCATGCTCGGGGGGTACGTTTATCAGAAGCCGTTTGCCAGAGGCTGGCTCATAGACCATGCTGTCATGGATGTAACTTGGCTCACGGCCCTCAAGGATATCAATCCAAGAGCGGTGATGGTCAAAGATGGGGCTTCCTAGGAACTCCTTCGAGAACTCCTCAAAGCCTATCTTAAACTTAGCGTCCCCTGTGACGATGGAGAGTGTCTTCTCCCCCTCAGTTCGCGCCTTTTCAAGGGCGGCCATGAACTGCTCGTCTTTGCGCCAGTCTTTCATGACATCGGGCTTTCTATCAGCCCTGGCGATTGCATCCTGCAAGTCTAAACCTTGCTTGATGAATTCTAATACTTTGGCCTTAGCCTCTTTTAGTGCCACCACATTGTGATGTTCTTTACCACCTTTGGCAGCCATATAAACCCTCCGTAATAAATCCCCTTTATCGCTCGGTGCTTCCAGCACCTCGCTAACCCCTCGTGTGTTCGTGGCTGGCAATCAAAGCCAGCCCTTACGGTCTGTCTTAGCCACCCACTCACAGTCAGATAAACTCACTACGTTGCTGTCGTTCGTTTATCGTTACATATATACTAACCCGTTCAAATACAAAAACCGAACGGTAGTATATACCGAATGTGACGGAAGTCACTAGAAATATACTACCAATACGGACATTTCGATACACTGGAGCCTAAATACTGGAAAAATAATTTTAGGCGATAGTGTATATAGATACGGGGACCGTATAACAAGCACTGGGGTCGTGCAGCGACCACGAAGTCTTTTGGCGAATGATGAGCGCGAGGAACGAGCGCATTCGCGCTTGTGGGGGGAGTCCGAGGGGGAACGCCTCGGCCGTTTTTAGTAATCGAACAGGTGTTCGGTAATGCGTGGGGGTTTGTGTTGGGTGACTATCTGCCGAGGGCTTTGGGGGCTTGGGGCTTCGGGCTTCTCGGCTATCCGTTCGGGCTTCTACGGGCTTCCTATGGCTTCTCAAGGGTAGGCGGTTGGGCTTGCTTGCTTGAGGGTTTGGGCGCGCTCTTTTGGGTGTTTGCTTTTGAGGGCTATCCATGAGACCATTCTCTTATCAGTTCGCAACAGTGCGTCTGATAATCAGACAAAGGACAAAGACATGACAAAGACAACAGCAACACCAAGCAAGGCAAAGGCATCATCAAGCATTGACGCATCATTGGCTCGTGAGTTCGTAGCGGTTATCGGTGGTTCATTGGAAGGCGAAGCGAAGGCGTTTTGGAAGTTACATTCCCAAGTTGCTCAAGGCATCCTTTCAGTTCGTGGCGCTCGTGAAACCGTAAAGGAAGCCGAGCAGGTTGGCGCACTTCCTTCCTTCCGTTCCTCATGGTGCGAGGACATTTTGACGGTTGGGCTTTTGGCAAAGGTTGAAGGCGGTCAGTTTGCTACACTGAAGCGTCTATTCGCTATCGCTGTTCAAGGCCGTAAGGTTCACAAAACCGAGGGCTTATTGAAGGTCATCAAGGACGCTCCAAGCCTTGAGGCAATCGAAGCGACTATCCCTAAGCAGGGCGAGCGCGGAGAAGGCAAGAAAACAGCATCAGAAAAGAAGGCCGAGAAGGGAACCGTGATGAGCGTGGATGAGATGATAAACGCGCTCGGCCTATCTCTCAAGGGTGGCGCGACCCCTAAGGACACCAAGCGCGCTCGCCTATTGGTTTCAGAATTGCAGAAGGCGATTAAGAAGGTCGAAGCGGTCGAAGGTGTGAAGGCGGTAGTGGCGGTCGCTGCTTAATCTGGAAGGTTCGCCCCGTCTCCCTTAATCGGGGGGCGGGGCTTTTCCATGCCCACGCGAGGGGCGCGGAAAAAAAAAGAGTTTGTGTCCGACAGTTTGTGTCGGATAGTTTGTGTTGGGCTATGGGCATAGTCGTAGTCGTTTAGTCGGCTCAGCCGTAGTCGTAGCCGTACTTTAGATGCTTGACTCTGCTATGGCCATGCACTACATTTAGAGAGTGGGCAATAGCACACACATCAACCGTCTGATAATCAGACACTACCCGAAAGGTTCCAAAATGTACCTAGAAACAACCGACCTACTAGCAATCATGATTGCGCTGGTCGTATCCGTAACACTCGTAATCACATCAGCACTACACAACGCACGACTACAACGCTCAGTTCTTGAGTATCGCAAGGCATGGCTTATCGCTAAGCAAGCGTCTGATAATCAGACAGAGCGTGCATAATCATGCAGACCTTAGAACAAAGGTTAATTGAAAGGGTCGAGTATCATCAGAAAATGGAACGACTAGCGCGAGTATGGAAAAACTCAACTGTTAGTTATCACAAAACCAAGTCCGAAGCCTTCCAAGAGGCACTCAAGATACTGAAAGAGGTAGAACAATGTCATTCGGATGTGTAGGCGTTGGCATCTGTCACCGCTGTAGCAATCCTGAGTTTCTGTTCGTAGTATCAGACTCAGAGTATGGAGCAGAGCAGTTACCGCGCTGTTCTGAGTGTCACAGTTATTATCGTGAGACACCTATCCCAAGAGTTCCAATCATGGATGAAACCCCCATGTGTGATGCTTGTGGTCGGCCTGAGTTCATCAACGAGGCATCTCCCTCAGAGAATGACCGTCTCCGCTTTTCTTTCGTGTCTGCTGTTCTAGCAGATAGAGAGACACAGGTAACAGTTCACAAGGACTGTTCAACCGCTAGTCGTAACGCTGCTCAGACTTGCGTGGATTGTGATACCACTTATGCAACCCTACGCAATAGATACTGGCGCAGTATTATGACAGTCAATAGTTCACAGTTTGCAGACTTCACTCAGATAGAAGGAGACTTACGCTGTGAGCATTGTGCATCAGAGTATTACACAGAAAACGGTGGAAGCCACAACTTCTCAACCTGTGAGTCTTGTGAGGACACATTCCATAACGATAACGGTGCATGGTGGAGCGATACTCTCTATTGTCAAAACTGTTACGATAACAATGTCTACACCTGTAACGACTGTAATGAGGAGTATTGGGATGGCTCAGGTCACGAATGTGAGGATGAGGACAACGGTTCTATCCACAGTTACTCGTACCGACCTAGCCCGTACTTCTTTGGCGAGGGTCAGTATCATCTCGGCTTTGAGTTAGAAGTCGAGGCACGAAGTAACTCACGCTATGAGGGTGCGTCCTTAGTCGAGGGCATACTAGGTTCTCATGCGTACATGAAAGATGACGGCTCATTGTCTGACGGCTTTGAGATAGTCACTCACCCACACACCTTGTCTGATTATCAGACAGCGTTCAACTGGGATTTCATGCCTAAGTTAAAGCGTGACGGTTTCCGTTCATGGAATACTGATACCTGTGGGCTTCATGTTCATGTGTCACGCACCGCTTTCGGTGAGGGCAACATCAACTGGGAAACGCCTGCCAATCAGCGTGACCAACTCATCCTGCGTAGACAGGCTCATGAATTACGGTTCATGAAACTTATCTACGACAACCAACGACAGGTTGAGCGTATCGCTGGGCGTAGTGGTAATCAGTATGCAACCTTTAGCGATAAGGGAAAACTGGTATCCAAACTCAAGCATGGCAACCAATCTAGTGGCAGGTACTCGGCTATCAACACCGAGAATGATGCAACGCTAGAAGTACGCGTGTTCAAGGGTTCATTACGCAAGGAGAGGGTGTTGTCTGCCCTTGAGTTCGTGACTGCATCTGTTGAATACACTCGTAACCTCAAGGTCACTGCTAAAAATCAGGCTCTCTCATGGCTACGCTTTACCGCGTATGTATCAGAGAACATTGAGACTTATCCCAACCTAGCACTAATCATGAGCGAGTCCTTCGCTTCTGACAACAACCCTTATGAAAACTAACCGTCTGATTATCAGACAGAAAAGAGCAAGCCAATGTGTATGTTATGTGTAATTCCGCCCAATGTAATTCCGTCTCGTGAGAAGTTAGAAAACTCTGCGCTCAATAATCCACACGGATTTGGTTTCGCAATCGTAGTACCCAGTGAGAACCGTATCCATAGTGAGCGCACTATGAACGCAGACACATCTATCAACCGCTTCTTAGAGATGCGTGCAAAGTATCCTGAGGGATACGCTATGTGGCACGCACGACTAGCCACTCATGGCTCAACGACAGTGGATAACTGTCACCCATTCAAGGTAGGTCATGATGAGCAGACTTATCTAGCGCACAATGGCATCTTGCCTATTGTCGAACCGCAGGGAGACTTGCGTAGCGACACTCGTATCTTTGCAGAGGACTTACTACCTGCTATCGGTGGTGTATCTGCACTAGACAACGACCAAGTGTTCAACCTCATGGAAGATTTCACCTCAGGCTCTAAGGTCTGCATCCTTACAGTAGACCCTAGTGCTAAGCATCAGTGCTACCTTATCCACGAAAACAAGGGCAAGGTAGATGCTTCGGGTGTGTGGTGGTCTAACGACTCATGCTATCTACCTACTTATGGCAACTCATGGCGTACTGTTAGCCCAACAAGTTTCGGACTCATGGATGATGAGGAGTTCTATGCAGAGTGCCTAGTCTGTGAGACTGTGCTACTTGATGAACCCAAAGACCCTAGTGTCAAAGACTTCTGCCCTACCTGTGGTAGTTGCTGGGGTTGTGCTACTTACAAGACCGATTGCCTATGCTATCTCGGTAGCAACTCTCCCAAAGGTGGCAACTGGTGGAACGCTGACACACAAGGGGCGTGGGGCTGGTGAGTAGAGAGCATAAGCCTGTACCGCCTACCCCGTACTACTATGGCGTACGCGCCGAATTATTCCTGCATGATGCTGAGGAAGCATTACGGCAGGGAGATACAGACGAACACGCAAGACTCATGGTGCGAGCCACGCACTATGCAGGACTTGCCCAACAACTACCAATGGAAGGTCACGCATGACCAACTACATCAACACCAAATGCTGGAAGTGTGATTGCTACTTAATGGTGGCTTCACACGACCTAGCAGAGCGTAACTATTGCACTACTTGTGCATGGGATAAGTTAATCATGGTGTCTGATAATCAGACAGTCAGTACAGATGTTTGATAATCACATACCAATGTTCACCAATGAGGCATTGTGCTCAGACAAGGGTTACAACCCTGATTGGTGGCATCCGCAAGAGTTAGCAGGGCGAGGCCGTAAATGGAGTCACACTCCTGAGGCTGACCTTGCTCGCGACATCTGTTCAGTATGCCCAGCCAAGCAAGAGTGTCGAAGTTATGCTTTGCAATACTTCAACCTCACTGGGATTTGGGGTGGCATGGATAGATTAGAAAGACACGCTATGCAGAAGGGTCTAAAATTAAATCCAATAAACTGGACAGATACTTATGACTCTACTGTATTTTCTGTGCCACATGAAAGGACTAAGAATGGAACAGAGTCATGATTATGACCACTTTGTCGAAAGCGTGGGTGAGCAGTTAATGCTCATGCTTTGGACAGCGATTGCTACCCTAACAGGGGTAGGTATAATCCTATGGATAGCACTATAATGGTCGGAATCCGACCAGAGAGGCACGACAATGACACCCGTACCAAAAGAACTAGATAAAAGAACAGTATGGAAAGCAGAGATAACGCAAGACATGATAAATCACTTATCAGATGAACAACAACATGAGTTGATGCGTGAACTGTCAAAAGCAGTTGATGCTATTGGCTCAGAGTACGAAGTAGGCAGAGAGTACAGTCATGAGCAGACCCCTAGGGAGTAAGTGTTGTGACTGGACAGTTGAAGAAACAGATGAATGGAACGCAACAGATAGTTACTATGTATTTATCTGTAACAACTGTGGAGAGAAATGCGAGGTAATAGAATGAGTTATGAACCACCACTAGATGATGACATAGCACTCGGCAAAGATGACGAGTTCTGTGATGACTGCGGTTGCCTCATGAGTGAGGATGACTGCGGTGAACCTGATAGGATGTGGGGAGATGAATAGTTTTACTTTCTCACTTACTGTCACAGACCAAGCAGCAGGTAGTGAGCCAATGACCGAGCAAAGTATCATTGACTACATTATCTTTCGACTAGAAGCACAATCTGTAATCACCGTGGCTAACATAGTGCGCGATTACTAACTGTCTGATAATCAGACAAGAGTCTACTTTCGTGGAAGGCGGTAGACTCGTAGCCCCTCATCCTTAATTGGGTGGGGGGCTATTTTTATGCCTTCGTGTATTTACCTGTCTTATGCTGGCAGCAACAATCTTTGTATTCACATTCTGCATGAAACATTAT